GTCAGGCGTTACCTTCTTGATACCATTGCTACCGAAGATAAAGAAGTTATCTCGGAATGGCTTAAACTGCACAACGTCAAAGCCTACTGCGATCTGACCTGCGCCTGAGGCTGCAGTGAAGTCGTAAGCTATATTAGGCGCTGAGTGAGCAATTACCGCTTTAGATAATGCGTAGCCACCTAAGAATAAGTGGTTCTCAAATACGTCTACTAGAGATGGAGCCTCTAAACAGAGAGGACCGCCCGGGGAGTGTGAAGCACTCTGATCATGACTACCATCACCGTTAGGATCTAGCTCATCCCAGTGCGTACCATCAAAAGTAAGTGCTAGGTTAGCTCCATCTACAAAGACTACGTGGTTACCGTCACCGAAGTTGAATGATACGTGACGGATCTGTGTAACACGATCACCTAGCGTCTGTACCATCTTACGGCGAATACCGTGGTCTAGTGTGTACTTAGTCCAACCGGTGTAGGTGTAGCGATAGAAGTTATATTCACTAGGATCTACTTCAATCGTATCGCCTGCATTAGAGCCTGCTAACAGGGTAATAGTACTACCAGAGACTGTGTAGTCAGTAAGCTGATAAAGCTTAGTACCGTTCTTATAGACTACCACATCATCAGAGAATGGTAGATCCATTGTTCGATTGTTATTGTCTAGACCTGAAAAGCTAGTCTGACCTAGTGTCGCTGTGTACTCAAACTTCTTAACAGCACGAGTAGCAATAATCTGCGTCTCGTTAAGAGTGTCATCCTTGAAGATAGTCAGGCTAAGAATAGCGCCTTCACCACCTGTAGGATCTACCTCTTGGTATGTGCTGTCGTAAGGTTGAAAACCTTCGATACGGCGATAGCCGCCATACAAAGATACTTCGTAGTTAACAAGACGAGTAGCAGATCCCGGGAAGTTCTCTGAGAGGTCTAGATGGTTCTCGTTAGAGTTTAGACCGCCTCCGCAGATTACTTTAAAGGACTGAATGCGATCTGGCATCTTAAGCCCTCGCCATCAATCGATTGCGGATAATCCGGGTATCATAGACTTCCTGATAGTTATTGATCAGGAGTGTCTGCATCTCTTTGATGCCTTGTGAAAAGATCTGTGCTGCGATGTTAGCTGCCTCAGGGTTATCCCGGAACATGTACATCTGCACCAATGCACCTTCGATGATTACGTTATCGTAGGTGTTAGGAATACGTGTTTGGTCTGTATCAAGCTCAAGTGCTTGTGGAGTGAGGTAGTAGCGGAACTTAATAGTGTACGCTTTATCAGGTGTAGGTGTGACTACATAGCCATTACCGTGTGATGGACCTGCCATCTCAGGCATACCGATACCTGCACTACCTGAGTTGTTATCCTCAGCTCTACGGTACTGATAGTACTCGTCACGGCTGATATAACCTAGGTCTGTGAAGTTAACGCCTAGCGATACGTCTTTCTGGATTTGGAAGCTATTCCAATCAGCAACCTTAAAGTATGGTGGAAAAGAGTACTCTTCCTGACCCTGAACCAACACTTGAGTATGCTCTGCGGCATTGAATGACCACTCGACCTCAGCAATATTGATTTTAGAAATAGAGTTACGGATAGCGTCTTTTGCTAACGCCTGTACGCCACGTACTGTAGCGAAATCAGCAGGAGCAATCTCCACCTCGTTAAGGCGGCGAAGGAGCTGATTTGTTAGATCAATGAAAGTAGACACTATGCGAAACTCTTCTCAAGTTAGAAGCAAAAAAGGGCAGCCCCCCGGTTAAGGAGAGCCACCCTGATCACTTATGCTACGTTGTAGTTAGCAGTGAACAAGCCTTCAGGACGAAGGATCTTGCGACCGTACAACTGCATACCACGAACGATGTCCGCAAAGGTTTCTGGAGAACGGAAGCTCTCAGTCTTTGCGATCTGCTCAGCGGTAGCAACTGCTGAATCGTGACCTGCTACACAAACACCGAAGTTATCTTCAGAGCCTGCAGAAGCAGTAGTACCTGCGCCAGTACCTACGAATGGTAGGTTGTTTGACTTGTAGATACGGAAGCCACGGATAGTACCCGGCATACGACCATTACGGAGTTCGCCGTCACCACCAAAGTCACCGTTGATCAACTTGCTGTTTTCATCCATTAGGATCTCAGCAAATACTGGATCAACTACGATCCAACGACCATCGGTGTCTACGTTAGCTTGGTCCATCTGACGCGCAATGCGGTTCAAGATAGCCAAAGGTGAAGTAACACCTGAATTACCACCACCTGCTGCAAGAGGGATAGAAGTAGCTTCACCGAGTACACCCAAGTCAGAACCACCGAAGTCAGTGATGTCTAGCTTGTTGCCACCGAGCAATTCGTCAGCGTCTGCTGAAGTATCTGCTTTAGTGCCTGCTGCTGCAGTACGGCGTACCCATACGCCTGAACCATTCTTTTCCCAACCTGCTAAGTAGCCGAGAACTTCAGCGTCAAAGGTGTCACGCAAACGGTAGCCTGCACGATCTGTTGCCAGATCCATGAAGTTAACGTGTGAGTGAGCTTCTTCGATGTCATCGATAGCGAACTGGAAGTAGTTAGCCTGATCGACAACCATTGTGAAGTCAGCATCGGTGATATCTTGAGTAGCTAGAGTAGTACCACGAGCGTAGCTGTTGATGGTAATTTCTGGCTCTTTGATGATCTTAACAGAGTCGCCAAAGTTTGCGATTTCACCTGAGTAGTCGGTGTTGGTGATGTCTTCTACAACAGAAGACTTACGGAAAGCCTTTTGGACTTTCTTAGAATAGATAACTGGTGAAAAGTTACCGTTAGGCAGGTTGTTATAACCTGACGCGCTTGGAAATGCCATGAGATAGTTCCTCCTATGAATGGCAAAGCCCGGATGGGCGATACGAAACACAGAAGAGGACATGGGAAGCGGCAGTGATTACATGAGAGTTGCAAGCCTCTTGATAGGAGCTACCTATCGGAAGTTCGGGTCTCACCACACTGGTAGACTTTATGTCTGGATTCTTCTGAAGAAGACCCGCCTAGAGTAGACAAATGCGGTCTAGGGGGTCTTAATAAAGGGTATCTTACAGAATATAAGATATGCCCTTGTTATAGCATTAATAAAAACGCTAAGTCAACACTTGAAAAGTGCTATCGAGCTGCACCGGTAATATCGTAGACGAATTTACCAGAATGCATTGAAGCTAAAATAGCTTCTTCGTTCTTTTCATACTCAGCGTCAGACATTTTAGCGACCTGACTCTCAGTGAACGAACCTTTAGTACCAGTACCTACATTTGCGGTAGAACCGGATTTAACAGACTGAGCAGCCCCTGCAGGGTTGTTCTTAGCTTTCTTCGACAAGTCAGCCTTGTAGAGGTCAATCGCTCGACCTGCTGCTGTAGCGTCTGTACTGTTCTTGTAGAGGGCATCTTGAATGTATTTAGGTTGACCCTGTACCCATTCATGGAAGTCTCTACGCTGACGGATCTGAGGGAAGTCTGGATGAAGCGCTAGGAGGGCTTGCTCAGCCTCTTTCTTGTTCATCTTCTTCTCTAGGTTAACGAGACCTTGCATGCGGCGCTCACCCTCTGAGAGGGCTTCCTGTGCGCGTTTCTGAGCGATAGTATCGATGATCTTAGCGACATCTGGATACTTAGTAGCCCATTCTGCAATCTCTTCATCCGTCTTAGGGAATTTGATCTGCTTACGAGATGCAACTTCGAGCTGTTCGCGTAGCTGTGCTAGCTCTTGCTCTTTAGTCTGTAACTGCTGCTGCGTATGGCGGCGTAAGTCACCGTAGCGTTTTTTATAAGTAGACTCGTCTGAGTCACCTTGTGCCTGTTGCTGTACAGGTGCCTGTTGAGATTGATTCATCTCTTCAGAATAAGACATCGTGTCTTCTGCTTCTTCAGCACGTTTGTATTTAGCCATTATTGCTCCTTAAGGGGCTGCAAAGTAGATCGGATTGCTCCGATGGTTCGCGGGTAGCCTTCCGCAAAATAGCTTTTCAGGTTAGACGTATTTGCTACGTTTCACTTTGCCCGGGAGTTTCTTCTCTTCCGGCTCTTCAGTGGTCTCTTCGCCTGTAAGCTCATCTTCGACTTCGACAACAGCTTCTTCTACCTCAGGGGTATCTTCGCTCTTATCTTCGTCAGAAGTCTCTTCAACTTCCTCTAGATCTTCTTCTTCGATCTCAGGAATTAGACCTTCACAATGCATAGCCATGAGACCTATTTTAGCCTCATCTTGCCATGCCATAATCTGTGATAGACCGTGCCATTTAACAACGTCTGCAGGGAGTACGTACTCACCGTCAGACAGCATAGCAGGAATATCGTCACGTACATTCTCAGCGTTAGAACCCGGTGGGATTGGATTACCAGAGACTTCATCAAAGCCTACTACGATATCCATA